TAGACATTACAGAGATGCCCGCAGGATTGATTGCTGAAATGAATGGCTTGCGAAAAGGATGGGAAGCAGTGATAAAACTTATTAAGGAAAAAATTAATGGAGAATAAAGAGAGATATGAAATGGATACTACATAAAATTGCTCATTTGTTTGGCTGGAATTACGGAAAACCAGATGCTTTTTATGAGGGCGAAAAATTAATGATGAGCTTTCTTTGCACGGGTTGTGGCAAAAGGTCGGGGATTCATCACATAGACAAGTTAATTGACGATTTATTACTCCCTAACCAAGAATAAAGATGGACGAAGATAAACTTGAAGTCGTTGAAAAAATAGTTATTGCAGGTAGGGTTTTTATTCCTAAGGAAAGTGTTAAATCAGAAGCAGAACTCTGGGAAGAAAAGTATGCTTATGGGGAAGAAAAGGTTAAAAAATATATTGAACAGCAAGAACAAGAAAGACTAGAATCTATCCGCAAAGAAAGAAGATGTAAAACTTGCAGATGTTATTGCGGTTGCCATCCTTGCAAACATACAAAATTATCAACCAAGAATAAATAATATGCCTACAGGAAACACACTAAAAACAGTAACTAAAACGCAAAACCTAAAAGGTGAATGGGTAATAGCAATTCCCGAACCGTATTATCTCGCAATTCGTAAAGAGTGTGAATTTAGATGTTGTATTAGAGATGTTAAAGTAATCCACAGTGTACCAAACAGACAATCTGTAGTATAATTTACATAATTAACAACATAATCTTTACACAAGAATGTTACAACTTGAAAAGAAATATTTAGAAGTCTTTTATTTAACGCTCAAGGGAACCGAAGGAATATTATCTTTGGCCGAATCTCGCACTAGAGATGGATTTATGAAAACTCTTGGCGACGTCCTTGAAATATTCTACGCAGACCGTAAGAAAATATACGAGACCTACGCTACGCGCAAAGAAGACGGCATTATTGACTTAACTGATAACAAATACTATTTCGCACCAGAAAAACTAGATGAGTTAAACGGTGAACTCACAACCCTTTTGAATGAAAAAGTAGAACTCTCCGCTCCAGAATCTCTAAAACCCATTATTGAAAAGACTACTTATAACCCAAAGGTCGGAGAAGTCGAAATGATAGACCATGTAATATCTCTCTTATGAATTACAAACTCGAAGACCTTTCCCCCGAAGAAGCTAAGGACCTCACGGAAGAAATCACCAAAGTCTTAGAAAAATATAACGCTGAAATAGGCGTATCTAGTCAAATAAACATAATGAAACGCGTAGAGGAATCTCCAGCAAATCCAGATGGCTTGGTTCCCTCGCCTTTCTTAACATCCAATGGAGAAAACCCCGAAACGAAATCCGACTCCGAAACAGCGTAAAGCTGCTAGGGCAATAGTGGAGAACCTTAGTAAAGATAAGCCTCTCCCGACTGGACAAGTGTTGGAGAATGTTGGATACAATAAAATCATACAAGACCCGAAAAGAATCATTGAATCAACTGGTTTCAAACTTGCTCTCGCTGAACTTGGACTCACAGAAGAATTGATAACGACTGCTCTTGTAGAAGATATAAAAGAAAAACCTCAGAACAGAATCCAAGAATTGAAACTCGGTGCAGAAGTTTTAGGAATGGTGCGTAGGGATGAAGAACCTCCTAAATCTCAATCTCAGACAACTTACAACTTCATCTTTAACGCAGAGACTCAAGCAAGCGTAAAAGAGTTCGAAGAAAAACTAAAAGCTAGACTAATAAATCCAAATGTTCAAGAGAATAAAGAAGCTGTGGGAATTGTCAAAAAAAGACCCGCAAGCTCTAAAAGTCCTAGAAAATCTAACGCCTGAGCAGTTATCTGTCATACCTGACTCTGGTGATGGGAAAGCTGTCTTTATTAGTGAAGGTACTAGCGAAGAATATCTCCAGCAACAACGGGAAGATGATGGGACTGCTTCTTGGTACGAAAGAATAAAGAACTTATGAATCTTGACCACACGCCACATCCCGAGATAGAAAATCACTATCACATCCGAGAGCTTATCGAGCGACAAGAGAAACGTACCCAAGACCGCATTGATTATCAGAATCGTGCCAAAGCTAAAGAAGAACGAGATGGAACTATCAAAGATAACGCCATTCTAGTCGCACATGATTTCTACTGTACGACTTGCGGAGATGATTTTGTCGGCCAAGCCATCAAGCAGACCGAAGTAGACTGGACGAATCCTACTCAGAACATCGCTTTCTATAAGACCAAATGTTTCAAAGGCCACTGGTGCTCTCGCTTGATTACAGACAAGCACAAAGACTACTACTTTTACCGCTCAAAGGCTGTGTTCCGAGATAGAGGGAAATTCAGTGACTCTATTATTCAACCATTTGAAACAGGATATAATTTATTGTATGGAAAACCGCGATAGAATCAAATATCCTAGGGGAAAGCATCCGAATAGTCATACTGGTGGATTCAAGAAGGGGAATACTGTGTGGTTGGGAAAAAAACTTTCGGCCACGCACAGAGCAAAACTAAGTTTGTCTAAAATTGGTGCCAAGAATCCGATGTTTGGTGTTAAGAGACGAAATGAAAATACGATAGATTGGAGTTTGGATAGGATTGGTTATGTAAGATTGCATAAATGGGTGCGAAGACAGATTGGTAAGCCAAATTTATGCAGTAATTGTAACGATGGAACAAGAGCGACTAAAGATTATCATTGGGCTAATATATCAAAATTATATAAAAAGGACGTGACAGATTGGATACGATTATGTGCAAAGTGTCATAGTCGTTGGGATAGAGGACTAATAACAATAAATAAATGAAAATATCATCACGATATGTAGCCGTCGAACGGCTCGAAGAAGTAAAAAAAGAAGGTTTCCAGACAGTCGAAGTGCAAGATAACTTTGTCTACAAAGGTAAGATTGTCTTGCGACCCGATGTGCCACTCTATGTTGACAATCATCCGTTATCAATCGGAGATGTTGTAATTTTTGCTAAGTATTCACCTGATACTCATGAAGTGGAACACGAAGGTAAGAAGTATAAGTTTATTAGAGCCGATGACATTTTAGCTGTTTTATAGTATGAATAAAGAAATATCAAAAGGACACGAAGCACGATTGAAAGTCAAGGCTGGCATAGATAAGGCTTGTGATGCTGTGCGACCTACTCTCGGTCCCGTAGGCATGACGGCACTTATCGAAGTTCCAGGACTTGACCCGATAAAGTGCGACGATGGTGTAACAATATTAAAAAACTTAGAATTTAAGAACAAATATGAAAATCTTGGTCTACAAATGCTCAGAAAAGCAGCTCTCCGAACTTCAACAGAGGGCGGTGATGGTACAGCAACAACTACTGTCCTCACACAAGCTCTTGTCGAATCTGCTTTCAAGGAGATTGCCAATGATAGCTCCCGTATCCGTGAAGTTTCCGATAGACTTTCAACAGGTCTCAGAGATACACTTCAAGAACTTGGAAAACTTAAACGAGATGTTTCAGAAGATGATATTGAGCGCATCGCAACCATCTCAAGTCTTGACCCAGAAGTCGCCAAAATCATCGCAGAAATCATCAAAGAAGTTGGCATCAACGGAGTCATCACAGTCGAAAAAGGTTCGAAACTCGGCTACTCGAAAGAAATAGTCAAAGGTGCTCGCTTTGATAAGGGTTTCATTTCTCCGTACTTTGTCAATGACCCAGCGAACCAGCGTGTTGTACTCGAAGATGTTTACATCGTTTTAGTGGACCGCAAGGTGAGTACGAATGAGCAAGTTATCGGTCTCTTAGAATCAATCGGTACTGGTAAGAACATTCTTTTTGTGGCTGATGATGTGGACTCTGTGGCTCTCGGGACTCTGGCTACAAATTCAGTCAGAGGCATCGCCAAGATAGCTTGTGTCCGCAATCCGTACTCAGCATCAAGAGCGAGAGACTTTTTATTTGACCTGGCCGTTCTAACTGGAGCAACTGTCATCTCAGAGGAAACTGGTATGCGCTTAGACACGGCACGAGTAGAAGTCTGCGGTAGAGCTGAAAAAGTTATCGTAACTAAAGACACAACAACTGTGATTGGTGGAAGTCCATCATCTGAACTAGAAAATCGTATCCAGGCAATCAAGGAAGAACTAGAGTCTACTACTTCCGACTATCAGACACTCATCCTCGAAGAACGTCTTGCTCACTTGACTGGTGGGATAGGTGTGGTGCGAGTGGGTGCGTATACTGATACAGAATTTCATGCCAAGAAGTACAAATTCGACAATGCTATCAACGCTACCCAAGCTGCTCTGCAAGAAGGCATTTTACCTGGTGGTGGTATTGCTCTTTTCGAAACTGCTCAAAGGATTTCTGAGCCCATGTTTACTCGTTCCCTACTCGCTCCATTCGAACAAATGTGTAAAAACGCTGGTATGGATGGAATACCAAGAGATATGATTATGGCGCATGATTTAGGAACAGGAATAGATTTCAAAACTAAAGAGCGTCTGAACATGCTAGAAACTGGCATCATTGACCCATTCAAAGTAGTACGCCTAGCTCTCGAATCAGCAACCGCAATAACCTCTGACTTGCTTACTATGGAGACAGCAATAATTACAGAGGAGACTAAATTCGATGTCAAAGAACGAGACTAAACAATATGTCTCTATTCTCCAGTGGATTACGGAACGTGGGATTGTTAGTGAAAAGAGCGAAGCCCTAGACTTTCACGACCATCCTTTTCTCCTCGACATCCTCACTGATTGGAACCCTCGCATTGTAGTCAAAGCCTGTGCACAGGTAGGAAAATCAGTAACCTTTACACTCAAAACACTCTTTGCAATTAAATACCTACACTTCAACGTCATTTACACCTTTCCGACTGATGATGATGTGCGTGAGTTCGTAAGCTCTAAAGTCAATAAAATCCTGCAAGCGAATCACCATGAGTTTCAAGGCATGGACACTGATAGCATTGAACGTAAAGAAATAAATGACCGCTTCTTATTCTTCAAAGGGACCGTCTCTAAAACAGCAGCAATTTCAAATAGTGCCGACTTGCTCGTGCATGATGAAGCCTCTCGCTCTAATCAGCCCGCGCTAGAAACATACAAGTCTCGTCTTAAAGCATCTGACTACAAAGGACGCTGGCTATTCTCTAACCCCACTACCGAAAAAGACCTACTTGACCAAGAATGGCTCAAAAGCAATCAGAACGAGTGGTGTATCACTTGTCCTTCTTGCAAAGTAGAACATTTCATGGTGTGGCCTGACAGTATAAACCTAGAAAAAAAAGAGTTCCAATGTCGTTTATGCAAGGTTCCAATATCGAATGATGTACGTCGTAGTGGACGCTGGGTTCCCCAGAATCCAAGTTCCGAGACTTCTGGCTATCATCTTTCCCACTTAATTGCTACCAAGATAACCGCTAAGGAAATAATCGAAGATAGCGAAGGCGACCAAGAATATTTCAATAATTTCGTACTCGGTGAACCATATAACCCAGGTGATTTGAGTGTTTCAAGGGGAACTATTCTTGATATTTGGACACCTCGGGATATATCGACTGCGAATACTTACATCGGAGTGGACGTGGGAAATATCAAGTGGTACACGATTTGGAGCGATAAAGGCATAACCAGAGTGGGAAAGTTTACTAAATGGCAAGAATTGGATGATTTACTGGCTTTTTATAAGCCGAACGCTGGAGTTATTGATGCTATGCCTGATAACACGATGTCGAAATACTATGTTGATAAATACCCGTTTATGCAGATGTCCTTCTTTCAAGAGAACACGAATAATCCTCAAATGCTCGTTTGGTGGGGTGACGATGACCGCAAAGGTATAGTTTACTCACACAGAGACCGTATTATTGACAGAATGTTGACTGATATGGTGGAAGCTAAGTTTCTATTGGGGATAGAGACGAACCGAGATTTATTGGAATATATTAAGCATTTTGAGACTTTACGTCGTGTAAAAGAGACCAATTCAAAAGGAATCGAACGATATACCTGGCAGTCTACAACTGGAGTGGACCACTATGTTTTCGCTACTCTTTATGGCTATTTAGCGAGACTTGGGAACGGTGCTGGAGTGTTTTATGGTGAAGCTACCACCTCAGATAGACCAAGTGTGCTCGGTGCGGACAATATTTATGATGTAAGTAGAGCATTTTCAGACAACAATGAATAAAAAAATAGAAGTTGCTGTGTATTTACCCGATGAAGATGTCAAAAAATTTATTCTTTTTCAGAAACATTACGAGCTATTCTCATTGTTACTGGTAAAAGGTGTATTTGAGCAGAAAAATGCGGCTATTTCTCTGCATTTTGACCAAAATGGTGTATTGCAAACAATACAACGTGCCGATTTCCTGTATTCAAGAAAACATGAGGGTTATCCACAGATATAACTTGCATTGTTTTTTTGTTTTCTCTGTGTTATAATATGTCTGTTCGTAATTAAATAAGCTCAACCCTTAACATAAGGCGAGTATCTCATCGGGGATATTCGTTTATTTTTATACAAAAGTGAAATTTGACATTTCAAAATTTAATGATACCCAACTTAACGAGCTAGTAGACTCCAGGTGGTCTTCTTCTTCTGAACTTTGGGATACTGTTTCTAAAACTTACACAATCAACACTTCGATTTACGAAAACAAAGCTAATTGGCTTCAATTCGTACCAGAACGTCGAAAAAAATATCAAGTTCAAGCTAACCGCATCTTCGTAAATACTGAAGCGGTTATTAACTCACTCATTGCTAATCCTCCTGGATTAAATATTCTCCCAGCCCGTGATGGCGAAGAAGCACAAGAATTTGCACGAAAACTTGAGAGCTTTTTCCGCAAGAAATACACTGACTTAAACATCAAGGAAGTTTCTCGCATGGCCTTACGCAATCTTTACTTCGGACGCTTACTCGTTATCAAGGCTTTCTGGAATCCGCTCATAAATGATTTTGATTTTCGTGCAGTGGACCCTCGCAAGTTACGAGTAGGAAAGTATGCTCGCAAAGAACAAGAATCAGAATTTGCTATTGAGGAGATAGACGATAATCTTTGTGCTGTAGTACAGCGATTTCCTACCCAGAAAGGTGAGTTGATGAAAAAATTTGGCATCACAACTGACGACCAACTTTATGTCAAAAATCCAGATGTAAAATATAAAGAAGCCTGGATTCAAGATTATGTTATTTTCAAACTAGACAACATCATTTTAGGTAAGATTAAAAATCCATACTGGGACTGGGATGGTATATTGATTACAGACGAAGAAGAACAGCAACTTTCTGAAATGGAAGGACAACCACGTCGAGATTTCATGCAAGCCATAAAACTTGAGCAAGAGCCTCGCAAAGCAGAATTACAGCAAATTCAAACAGTACCGAAAGGAGAAGTGGAACCAACTGACGGCGCAACTCCAGAAGCAGAGCCCGTTGAACAACCAACTGAACCGACTCCTCCAAAGTACAAACCGTACTACTTTAATTATTTTGATAATCCTCGCAAGCCATACATTTTCGGCACGATTCTAAATAACGAAAACTCTCCAATCGGAAGGACCGACATGATTACACTTTCTTCGGAACTCCAGCGTGGTATCGACAAGCGCAAGATGGACATTGATGAAAACTGTGAACTTGCTAACGGAGTATTAAAGGTGGACGCAAGTGTAATGAATAAAGCTGATGCACAGCGTATTCGTTTTGAAACTAAAGGAATCATCTGGGGTAAGGGTGTAGCAAACGGTGTTATTCGTGAAACAGGTCAAGCTCTACCACAAATGGTATTTGACGACATGCTCGACTCTCGCTCTGAGATTGACAATATTATGGCTGCGTCCTCTGCTTTCCGAGGAGAACGTGAAGGTCAAGAAACAAAAGCAGGTCGTCTCGCTCTCATCCAGCAATCTTATCTTCGCTTGAATGAATTGGTGCAACTTATGGACTTTGTTGCTCATGAAGTCTTTTCATGGGGTATGCAACTTGCTAAGACTAGGTACACAGAATACCACTACGCTAAATGGATGGGGAAGGAAGGAGCTCGTGAAGTGATTGAACTTATCCAAGACGACTTTGAAACTGGTTCGGAGATTAAGGTTATTGCTGGTAAGACTCTACCAGTAGATGATGAATTTAAGTTCGAACAAGCTCAGAATGATGTAGCCGCTGGTTACATCTCTCCAGTCGATTATCTTGAAATTGCTCAGTACGATAACGCTAAAGACCTAGCTAAAAACGCAATAACATACAAAATCAATCCTATTGCTGCGGTCAGTCTTTCTCCAGAAGAAATCCAAAAGATTGCTCCACAGAATGACAAAAAAGAAGAAAAACCGCCAAACGTATCCATCAATTATGCTGATATGCCAGCTGACGCACAGATTCAATTACTGGAAAAGATAGGCATACAGGCAAGTCCAGAATTGATGTTTGCAGAGAAAAGAGCACAAGTGGATAAAGGGAAACAAGAATTAGAAATTAAGAAACAAAGGGGACAACCCTCAGAAGTAACAGCAACAATGTAATTTGCGTCCTAAGCATGACGGTAAAAGGCCAATTATAAACCTAGTACGACCAAGCAATTTTCTTTCAGTCGAAAGACCAAGCTAGAGAAAGGGCAGTCGAAAAAACACTATGGAACCAGACGGAAATGTAGAGGCTTTGCCTAGTGCTGATAATGGAAACATCCCAGTTGATGCTCCAGAGGCACCAAATCCAGAGCCAAAACCAGATGCTCCAGCTGAAAATGGAGAACCAGCGCAACCAGCTGAGCCACAACTCTTTGAGTTGCCAGACGGCAGAAAGGTTGACGCCGAGACATTAACAAGGGAATGGAAAGAAAATTTCCTACCAGATTATACTCGGAAGTCTCAAGCTCTCGCAGCTAGAGATACATTACCAACAGAACCTACAGCAAACCCTTATGCTAACCCAGATTATGTTCCGCAGACTTATGCGGAGATAATCGACGCAGCTAAGGTGGCCGCGCTTCAAGAAATTGAATCGAAAGAACAGGCAAAGCTCGACCAACAACGAGCCATAGAGGGTGCGGTAGCAAGTCAATTAGAAGAAGTAAAAAAGATTGACCCATCCTTTAATGAAAATGCCCTCTTTCTTCACGCCAACAAGTATGGATTTCGAGACTTGCGTGTCGCTCATCAAAACATGAGAGACATGAGTGAAATGGCAAAAAAAGTCAAGCAAACAACCGCTTCTGACATAGCCAAACGCTCAGACCCAGTGAGTGCTACTCCTGGGGCCACAGGTGGACGACCAGACCCAAGTGGATTTGAAACTGCTGCTCAATATTTGCGTAGTCTAAAGAATTAAATAAATGATTTTTAACGCCGCTGTAACCACGACAACTCGTGAATACATCTTGCCAAAAGTCTTCGACCAAGTTACCACAGGTACACCTGGATTGATGACTTATTTGCAGAAACCAAAGGAGTGGACTTCGGGAACCTCCTACAAGTTCGCCATCAAATACCAGGACACCACTAACGGTGGTAACATGGGTATTGCTGACAGACTTGACACAGACCGACAAAATGTTCGAGTGCAAGCTGAATTTGACCTCAAAGCTGCAAACAAGCCAGTAGTTGTAGCAATCGCTGAAACTACTGCAAACATGGGAGACGAACAGATTGTAAACCTCCTAGATACTGAATTTGATTCTCAAGCTCAGTCTCTTATGACCTTGATGGGCCAGAACCTCTATACTGGAAATGGCTCGGGCAATGACTGGGACTCTCTAAACAACGCTGCTTCTGACAGTACCCTCTTTGCTAGTTATGGGGGACTTGCTCGCGCAACCTACACCACATGGAGTGGTTACTACCTAGCTTCGGCTGGTGCTATCACTCTTGCTAAACTTGCTACTGCTGACAACGCAGTAACTATTGGTGTCGATTCTCCAGACCTATCTCTAACTACTAAGACTCTTTGGTCTTCGTATGAAGCCCTCTTAACTCCATCAGTTCGAGCAAACTTCTCGACTGCTGGTTATCCTAAGATGAACGCTTGGGGTGGTGTTCCTACAACTCCTGGTATGGGTGCTCAACAAGGCTTCGTATACCTCACATTCCGAGGTACTCCGATTGCAAAAGATGAGCAAGTTCCATCTGGTAAATTCTTTCTCACAAACACTAAGGGATTCGGTTTTGTAGGCTTCAACTACCAGGATGAAAACATCATCACTGCTAACTTCAAGAAGACCTCCGATGCTACACCTTCTGGTGTTCCAGGTAACGTAAAAAGCACTCGTGGATTCCAGTTCCGCAAAATGATGAGCCCAGTCAACCAACTTACGAAAGTCGGCTATCTCATCTACGCTGGTAACTTCGTCGCCACGCAGTGTCGCCTACAGGGACAACTCTCTGGAGCTTCTTAATTATAAGCATAATCCCAATAGGGAAATAAAAAATTATGGCTTATATTATAGAACGAAATCTTCCAGGTGTAACAGGAAACGGTATTTATACTGCTGAAAACGTAGAAGTTGCTGGAAATCTTACAGTCGGTGGTACAACTTCGATTGCAGCCGTATCTCTTACTGACTTAACTGTTACTGGAAACACAACTATCGGTAACGCTGCTGGTGATACTCTTGCAGTAACAGGTGTCTCTACCTTTACTGCGGCAGCTGGAACAGACGCAGTGAACATTACTGGTACTGCAATCACGACTGGTAAGGCCATTGATATTATTGACCTTGCTGCTCTTACTTCTGGTATTGGTATCAATGTTACTTCTGCTGCTACCGCAATCACTGGTGCTGGACGTTTGATTTACTCTGCTCATACAGGTGCAACTTCAACCTCTGGTATCTTGAATGAATTTGCTTCGGCAGCCAATGATGAAACAGTTATTGTAAAAATAACTGCTTCGGACCTTAACGCTCTTGGAACGGGTCTTCTTGTTTCAACTGCTACTACAACAGGAACAGGTATTACAGTAACCGCTAATGCAGTCAGTACAGGTCAAGCCGTCCTTATTCAATCAAGTGTTGCCACAACTGTTCTAACGACAACAGGTAGATTGTTTAAGGTAGACCACTCTGGTAACGCAACGGGTTCGGGTGTTATTGCCGAAGTAGCTTCTGCTGCTGCTGATGAAACTGTCGTAATGCGAGTTACGGCCTCGGCTGCTCTCGCTACAGGTGTTTTGCTTGACCTTTCTGGTACGGCAGTAACAACTGGAACCATCCTAGACCTCGGTGGACTAGATGCTCTTACAACTGGAACAGCAATCAATGTGCTTTCAAACTCCGCAGACACAGGTACTCGTACTTTGGTAAACATCAAAAACGACCATGCCTCTGCTGTGAATGTAAGTCCTCTTGTTATCACACAAGATGCTCCTACAACTACCAACTTCTTCAAGGCCATCACAATCGGAACCTTCACGATTTGGTACGGTAATGAAAACACACCAAACGGTGCTCTTTCTGGAACAAAGGGAGATATTCTCCTTAATGGTTCGGCAACAGGACAAGCGTTCTGGTGTACAGGTACTACAAACTGGACAGCTCTAGCTTAGTAGTTGGGTTACTCTACCCGTCAAAAGGAGATTACAAATTAAGTGGTGCTACCACAAATGGCTGGAGGCTAAGAACCAAAAGCTGAAAATAAAATGATTAGAATTTCTTTCCAAAACGTGTATCAGACTATTACTCAGCGAGGCGAGTTCAAACTCGGTGAGCGAGCAGTAACTCCTGATGGACGTGAGTGGGTGTTCGGGCGAGCACAGTCAGCAGTTTCTACAATCGGATTTATCGTAGTTCCTGATGCTGTTACCTCGGCAGACCTTTGGAGTTCCGCAACGGACTCTCAGAGTCGCATCGTATACCTTACTCGTGCCGCTTCCACAATGACAGTCGGTGCCTTCGAAGACGGTATCGGTGTTGTCGATGATGGTACTGGTGTAGGCCAGACCTTCAAGATTCGCACTAACAACGCAACAACCTTGACTCTTTATCCAGAAACAGCTCTTGCAACTGCTCTTGCGGTTGCTGACTCAGACCTGACTCTGATGACGATGAGTTATTGGGACCCAGCCGCCGTTACTGACAAGGTTCAGATGGCGCAGGGTGGTGTACAGGTAGCTTTTGCTGCTGCTGACTATGGCTGGGCTCTAACTGATGGAGATGGCCGTGCAGTTGCAGGTGAAGTTCTCGTAGTAGGTAAGTCATTCGTAACTGGTGATGACACTGCTGGAGAAGTTGTCAAGGGTACTACTGCAAAGGGTGACTTCGACGAACAAGCTCTCGGTTATTGTATCGTTGCTAACGCAGGTGCAGACCAGGGTACTCTCGTCCGTTATTTCATTCGATAGTGTGTCGCTTTTTCCCCTCAGAAATGGGGGGAAAGATGCGGTACATTACCGCCAGAGGAATGACAGAGCCTCTGTTATTAGCTAAGGAAACAAACTAATGCAACAAGCACAAGTTTCGAATCCTAAAGATTTCGTAGTCGTACAGTTTCATAACTCTACCGACTTCGATTTCGTTCCCGAAATGGGCTGTATGTATGACAGTCGCCCCGTCTCTGGTATTTCGGGAGTCCTCGGCATAAAAGCTGGGGAGATAATGACGTTGCCCTATCATGTAGGGCACCAGTTAGCCAGAAACCTTGCCAAAGCCGTGATGGTAAGGAAGGCTCCGACGGTAGACCCAGCTGGGATACCGACGGGAGTACCTTTGTGGAGTGAGGATGGATTAGAGTCGTTAAAAAACTCTTTTCTAAAGGAACTCTACTCTGAGATTAAGCCGATACGTCAGTCTGAGACTGATATATTGATGGCGAAAGTCGAAGAATTGCGGAAGATGGTAGAGCAAAATGTTCCTGGTGTTAAACCAGAACCAGACACTCCACCAGTAGGCACGGGTGATATTGCTCAGAACAATGAGCCGTTGAAACCAGCGACCTATCAAGACAAGGCAGAGGTTATTGCAGAGCTTGAGAAGCGTGGGATTGCTCACGACAAGCGACAGGGCAAGGCTAACTTAGAAAAACTACTCGCCTAACCAGTCAAGCTGGACGCATAGACGAGGATTACGGTGCAAGCCCGTTACCAGCTTATTTATGGAACATTACGAAGTATCCGCACAACACATGGAAGCGATTAAGGCTCTAGCCGAGACTAATATGAAAATTAGTGAGGCTAAAAATGCTCTTGCGCTTATCAAAAAAGAAGAAGTTTCTTATCTTGAGCAAAGAGAGAAAGAGGCTACCGAGCGAGTTTCGAGGATTCTTGGCGAAAGTAATGAATTAGTAAAACAAACGAAAGGAAATTATGAAGATATTAAACAATTTCTCAACACTGTTTCATCGCTTGCTCTTAGCGTTGTCGAGTCCCAAGAAACACTCGAACTCCTCATCGCCAGTTTCAATGAAAAAAGTCGTCTCTGGGAAGCCGAAACCAAAAAGCAAGAAGAAGAAATCGAAGAAATAAAAAAACACATGGTAGCAGACAAGGCTTACATCCAAGCAGAACATAAAAATATTCAAAAACAGCATGAAAAGATACGGAACGAACAGAAAAAACTTGATGCAGACCGTGGGACTCTCGAACGAGCAATTAAAAGATTAAAAGAAGGAAGAATATAACATGGTAAACTCATCATTTTATCAAAGAGATGCAAACTACACACCAATAACGAATCTTGGGCTTATAGAGAGCAAGTCAATTACATACGCTGCGCTCACTACTGGAGCCGTCGGTGCTACTACACTATTTACTGTTACTGGAACTGTAGCGGTCAGAGTTTTTGCGGTGGTAAGTGGAGTTGATTTAACTGGTGCAGGTACACTAGAAGTCGGTATTTCGGGCAATACTGCTGCACTTGTAGCTCAAGTAGCTGCAACTGCGCTTGACGTAGGCGAAATATGGACCGATAACGCTCCATCTACAGTAGAGGCTCTTGCTGGATTTAGTCTATTGGCTGCTGGAACAGATATAATTCAAACGATTGCAACTGACACAGTGACGGCAGGAACGCTCACTTTTTACTGTACTTGGGTTCCTGTTAGTAGCGACGGTAACGTAGTAGCTGCATAACATGGCAAACGCACCACGAGACAACAATTACGTTCCAGTCTTAATGGGTGTATTAAACACTGATGGAACAACGCTTGTACCGATTGCGGTTTCTTCGACCAGTAACGGAGTGAAATTTGACTTATCTGCGACTATTTCTTTTACGCCGTCCTCAATAGCTCTTAGAGATGCAAATAACGTAACAATCTTGATGGGAGTATCCTCGGCAGATGGAGTTACCCCATTGCCAGTCAGTGTTACGTCCAGTGGTGCAATTTTAGTAGATTCTTAATTATTATTTATGGCTGACGCTAAACGAGACTCAAACCATGTTCCAGTTGCACTCGGCGTATCAAACGCTGATAGTACAACCCCCTTACAGTTTCAGATTGACTCTGTAACTGGACGCTTACTGTGTGATGTTACTGGAGGTGGCTCTGGAACAGTTACTTCTGTTTCCGTTGTTACTGCTAACGGATTTGCTGGAACAGTTGCAACTGCGACCACAACACCAGCAATTACTCTTACTACATCTGTTACAGGTATTTTGAAAGGAAATGGTACAGCCATCTCTGCGGCGTCTGCTGGAACGGACTATGTAACTGGTTCATCAACTAATACTTTTACAAATAAAACTTATGATACTGCTGGTGCAGGTAACTCTTTTTCAATAAATAGTACGGCAATCTCGGCTGTAACTGGTACGGGAGCTGTCGTACTTGCAAACTCTCCGACATTTATTGATGACATTACTCTTGGAGCCGCTGGTGGTACTACTGGTTCGATTCTTTTCAAAGGTACAACAAGTGGAACCGTAACTGTAAAATCGGCTGACGTAGCTGGAACTTGGACGCTAACCTTGCCTGTAAACGATGGTGATTCTGGTCAAGTTCTGTCTACTGATGGAGCTGGAGTAACTTCATGGGTAGCGGCAGGTGGTGTTCCAACAACTATAACAGTAGCGAATGAAGCTGTCGACGCTACTTGTTTTATTGGATTCTTTACTGCGGCTACGGGTGATTTGGGGCCAAAATCAAATGCAAATTTAACTTTTGATTCTAGTACAGGAATATTAACTTCGGCTAGTGCTGTATTGACAACGGCAGATATAAATGGTGGTACTTTGGATGGTGCTACGATTGGGGGAGCGGTTGCTGGAGCTATAACTGGTACGACAATCACAGCAAATACAGGTTTTATGCCAGACGCAAATGATGGTGCTTATCTTGGCCAGTCTGGTACTGCTTTTGCAGATTTATTCCTTGCAGACGGTGGTGTTATAAACTGGAATGGTGGTGCTTCAACACTTACTCATTCACTAAACACTTTAACGATTGGTGGAAGTGGTGCTACGGCCCTTGCTTTGGGTACTAACTCTCTAACTCTCACAGGTAGTATCGCGGCGACAGGTGCAAGAGTTACAAAGGGATGGTTCACCGATATTGAAAGCTCAAATATGCCTACGGTTGGAGGTACTGCGATTCTTTCATCACTTACTGCGCCCACTTTCACAACTATTGAGTTAGGGGCGGGACAAACCGACACAACTCTTTCAAGGGTGAGTGCAGGTGTAGTGGCGATAGAAGGTGTAAACATCTTAACTGTAGCAGGTGGAACTCTGACTGGTTCAATTACTCTTGGTGAAAATACAGGAATTGCCCTAGACCCAGCAGGTTCGGCAGATGGTAAATATAATGGTATTACTGTTACAGCTACGGCAGGTTACGCACAGACTTATGGTGATTTAGTTTATCTTGACCCCACAGATTCAAGGTGGGAGAAATGTGATGCTAACGCGGCTTCTGGTGCAGATGGTGATTCTAGAGGAATTGTAGGTATTGTGGTTGTTGCAGGTGGAGCAGATGGTAATGCTTGTACAATCTTACTACACGGAATTATTAGAGCAGACGCGGCTTTCCCAGCTTTCACTATTAACAACCCAGTTTACGTTTCTGAAACAGCAGGTGCCGTAACACAAACACAACCTACGACTTCAGATGTTGTGATTAGAGTGGTTGGTTTTGCTTTGACTGCGGATGAAATGTATTTTAACCCTTCAAGTGATTATATAACTCACATATAAAATATATGAAATTAATAAAAGCAAAAATAGAGGTTACGCATCCTGATACTGGTTCTACTGAATATGTAGGTTATCCCGCAGTTTGGTTGTCAAACAAAGGGAGAATTAGTGCGGTTTTAGACGATAATAGACAAGATGAAACGGTAGAGAATGGAAAGTTCTACAAATATCTTCACGCGATTGTACCTGACGACCTTTATGACGAGTTTATAGCAGATACTAATATCTTTTCTGCACCTGTTTTAGCGGAAGTTAGAGAAAAAACAGACCGTAATAACCCTCGTACAGAAGTATGGAATGATGAAAGAAAAGTAAAGACGATTTTAGTTAAACAAGCTAGAGGTGAAACACTAACTCAAGTAGAACGTAACGCCTTAGACCCTAACCATCCTGAAACTGGTGTCTCAATGAGTAAAGATTTTATAGATTTATGTGGTGATTATGGAGTCTCAAATATCTAAACCAAGAATATTAGTTGCTGTTATGACGGGGATAAAAGACCCTACTTGGCAGTTAGGTGTATGTATACCAGAAATAGCTAAAGACCCACGCGCTGATATAACAGTATTACACTTTATCTCAAGACCGACTGAAGAAAATAGAAATCGTGCTGTTAAGAAAACGCTTGATGATGGTTATGACTTTATGTTTATGATTGACCCCGATACAGTACCAAAGTCTAATCCTATAGATTTAGCTTTCTTGAATTTAGACATAGTAGGTATGCCCTATCCACAATGGAGAAATGACGGTAATGGATTAGAGATTGCTTTTCTAGCAATGGATAAAAAAGAAGATGGTAACTACTTAGACCACAAAACTAGGGTTGGATTAAGAGAAGTAGACGCGGTTGGTTCTGGTGCAATGTTAGTGCATAGAAGGGTTTTAGAAAAAGTACGACCCGCTTTTGTTAGATTGTGGGATGAGAACGGTTTTGCTGTTAAGGGTATAGACTTTAACTTTTGTGATAGAGCAAAAGCAGAGGGCTTTCGTGTTTGGGCTCACTTTGATTATCTAGCAGACCACATTAAAGAACTTTCTTTATTAGATGTTTTAGACTTCAAATATGGCAACGGGTGATTTAATAGCATCAATAAATACTACAGGTTCTACAGTTAAAGCTTATCAATTCCAGGGTTTTTCCTCTACGGTAAGAACGAGTTTTACTACAACCTCAGCCTTTTTCGGTCCATCATGGTTAACCAGTGGTGGTAATGTTATTTTTGGAAATGCTAACCCTACTACATCAGTTAAACAAGGTACTGGTTTTTCTGCTACGGTTACGTCAAGTTTTGCTTGGCCTGATGCGGCTACTCTGCTAGGTGATTCTCACTGGGATGATGTTGGTGTAAATTTATATGCTCAACAGTATGGACAAACAAAGTCGTATCGTTTTACAGGTTTCAGCTCAACGATAGGAGCTTCATTAACTCTTGCTAATGCTTCAAGAGGTGTAGCTTGGAATAGTACAGATTCTAAACTTATCGTAATGGTTCAAGGTGCTAGTGGACGCGCTGTTCGTATGACTGGTTATAACACTACAGTTGACACGTCTGTTACCATCTCGAACTTTTACGGTGGGCTAACTTGGGATAGAGACAACAGTAATTTGTGGGTGGAAGTGGAAAACGGTGCAACTTATCCTGAATTTAAGAAAATGTCGGGGTTTTCAGCTACAGTATTAGCATCTTTCAATAAGGGTTCAAATGCTAACTACTTTGGATTGCATTATGAAGTAGACAGTGCGGCAGGGCCAGCTAATGTAAAAACTTGGTTAGGGTTAGCAAAAGCGAGTGTTAAAACGGTAGAAGGGTTAGCGATTGCAAGTGTTAAAACAGCTAATGGATTAAACTAATTATGAAATTATTATCTAATTTTCCCATAGAACTAATCTACGGAGGGATAGCAATGTGTGGTGGCATAGCACGGTATCTCAATAGTTACAAAACTGGACATACATTCAAGTTAAGTATCTTTTTCGCTTCAGCTTTTGTTGCAGGTTTTTCTGGTTATATGTTTGCATTGATAGCAGAGACGTTACATTTACCCACTCCTTTCCCACACGTCTTTGCAGGTGTTGGTGGTTTCTTTGGCGACCAAGCAATGAAGTTCATTTGGGAGTATCTAACTACTAAATTCAAATAAAATGGCACTCGGACGTAAATTAGTACAATGGGATTGGAGGGATATGATACGAGGGATGTCTTCTTCGGATGATATTGATGATGCTGGATTTTCTTCAAATACGGATGCTGTTCAGCTCACTAACAATCCAGGTGTTTGCTACGCTCCAGCAGTCCCCACAGATGCAAGTACAGGATTGACAGGAAATATAATAGCAAGTTGTGAAGACCCGCAAGTTATAGGTGGTTCAGCTCGATTGTATGTTTCAGCTGATTCAGACAATGATGGCAGATTCTACTCTTATGATAGTGGGACCTTAACGGCTCGTGGTGCAGAAGATACAGGAGCGAACTATGTTTCTGCTAAAACTGACATGGTTGCTTATCAAGGAGAAGTTTATGTAACGAATGATAGGTATATTGTTCGATGGCAACAACCAGCAACTTTTAACACTACCTTTTACGATTTGTCAAGTTCGTATGGAAACGCCTCTGTCGTACCACATCCAGCGTTAGCTTATGAGAATAACGCTTTTTATGGTAATGGGAACTTATTACTCCGACAAACATCAGCAGGAGGAACCCCAGCTGCTATTTTGACGCTCACAGATAATCAAGTGATTGTTGCTCTTGGTATAGACCCTGGTTCGGGAAAAATGCTAATAAGCGTTATAGACAGCATAAATCTCTCTAGCGCAAAGAACTCTCCAGCAAAAGTTTTATACTATGATGGATTTAGCAATAAAGCCTCAAGAGTTGTACCTGTGGATGAAATGATAACAGCTTTTCCTTATACAGAAGGTCAACTTTACGCTGCTTATGGACAGAATCTTGGTTACTGGAACGGTGCAGGTATCACATTCTTGCGAAAATTTAGTATAAGTCTAGCATCTGCTTCACTGTTGTATAAACAACATTTTACCTCTGCGGGTTCGACATTATATTTGGTTGAGGGTTCTAAGATTATAGCTCACGGACCAGTTAGACAAGGTGGAGAAAAAGTATTTTATCCCGCTTACAAAAATCAAGTAAACGTAAATGAACTTTTGAGCATTTCTAATGTGGGTAGTAATGTTATTAGTATGTCTTTCTCATCGGCTAAACTTTATATATGGGATTTATCAAGTATTGCCACAACAAATTCTAGTGACTTGTATTCTAACGATTACGCTTTTGATGACGAGGAGTGGATAAGAAGGATTCGTATTATATGGAAAAGCCAGGTTGCGAATGGTGCAGACCCAGGCTCTATTCGACTCTATGACCAGGATGGACTCATTACTTCGCTCGGTGATACTGGAGCATTTGACCTTGCTAATTCATCGGGTGCGGCATCTGCATTTATTGATATTAACAATATAAATTATCGAGCAAAGCAGATACAGTTTAGGATATATATTGATACGAGTGTCAATCCAGGTATTCGTCGAGTTATCTTTTATGGAGACCCAGCAAACATGACATGAAACCAGAAGAACTAAAAAGTTATATTGATGACAAGATAGAAACCCACATTCACGATGGCAATTATTCTCAGCGTGTGAACTTCTTTGATATTTTCGGTTATACGGAGCCCCTTAATGTCTTTGCAGCAACAATCGCAGTCGCTACTGGAAACAATGATGCTTATTTTTTGGCTCCGCGAACAATGACTGTTTTACAAGTAGATTTTTCTGGTACGGACGCTCTTGCCACAAGTGATACTAATTACATAACGTGGTCCATAACCAATCTTGGTCAAGCTGGAGCTGGTAGTACAGTGCTTTTGGCTGCGACAGCTGCGAATACAACAAAAACAACTGGTGGAACCGCAATCAGCGCAAATACAAAAAGGACATTAACCCTAACATCTACAGTGCGGGACCTAAACGTCGTACAGGGCGATAGAATACTTATTCGAGCGGCAGTAACAGGGACTCTCGCAAACACAGTTACTTTCCCAGTTTATTTGATACAATTTAATTAAACGCAAATGATTACATATACCACAGCTTTAGCAACTCTCCAAACTCTAACGGGTGTACCGTCAACCGATACAACTACTTCGGCAACTCTAATAAAATTTTGGAATGATGCTCGTCGAACAGTCTCGGCTATTCGGGGTGGTTCGTGGCCCTGGCTTGAATTAGAAAAAACAGTTTTAACGACTGCGGACCAGAATTATATGTATATTCCTAACGACATGCGTAAGATTACGGCTGTGCGTGTTGTAATAGGCTCTGGAACTTCCGCAACAGTTTATCTTCCAGTAGAACTTTGCGATATACAACGATGGCAGTTGGTACTTGCTTATCGACTTGGCTCTAACCAGTATCCGTACTTTGCTTATCAGCAAGGTCAGAAACTTCTTTTTGCTCCGACTCCATCAGTAGATGACACGAGTGTAATAATGACAGGACGTAGGAACATCAGAGACGTAAACATTGCAGACTATACTACAGGAACCATAACCTCTGTACCTTACACAACTACATTTACTGGAGCTGTGGCCTCTGGTGCAACTTCCGCGACTCTTTCTGGGGCATGGGGACTTACGACAGGAAGTTACCTTGTAAAATTTTCAAATAGTGAAACTAGACTCGTAACACTCACGGCTTCTGCAACAACCGCAACTTGGACTAACGCGCTAACATCTGCTGCTACTTCTGCAATCACAGTTTCTCACGAAGGTGGCGGTTCGATTGTAACAGCATCGGGTACAACTTTTACCGCAGACATGGTAGGACGCTATATGCGTATCACGGAGACAACCGCAGCTGGTGGTGGAGATGGGTATTGGTACGAAATTGGAACTTATTATTCTGCAACTATAGTCGCTCTAACAAAACCATACGAAGGGACCGCTCTTGCAGCCGCTTCTGCTGCTTATACAGTAGGTCAGATAACCTACGAACCAGAAGCCTATCAGATGGCTCCAATCTACCGCGCTGTGGCTCAATATTGGGATTATAAAGAGAATATGGTACTTTCTGAGCGATATTGGAGACTTTATGATGGTGGTCAGGAAATAGGAAAATCAGAACTTGTCGGTGGGCTGATAGGTCAAATGCTAGAGGAAGCGAGTGGAACTTGGGAGGGTAGCTATATTGCTCCATCAGGGAATATATTGGCTAATTTACAACAAGCTCCGTATTACTTCCCTACGCAAGATGCGAGTGGTCTTACATAAAGTAAATTAAATTATCATGGCAATAAATCTAAACACAATCAATCAAGGTGCGAAGACGTTAGCAAAGGCATTGTACCCTCCTTACGGAATAGCGAGTGCGCTTTCTGGTCTAAAATCCAACACCGCGCAACCTGTATCACAGCCCGTACCACAACAACCAAACTCTCAGTCAACCTCGACTGCTCTATCGGCTGGTCAATTTGGCACATCTGGTGCTACTGGTACAACTCCGACTACAACTTCCCCAGCCAAGCAATCTTATATAAATAATCTTGCTTCCAGTAACACGACAGCACCATTCTCATACAATCCCAATGCTCAGTTTTTCTCTAACCCAACTGCACCGACTCCATCGACTTACAATACGGAAGCAACAAATACCACAACTCAGCCAATACCAAAAGCAAGAACTGGATATGATGACGCCATGCAAGCATATATTGATTCTTTGCGAGTAAGTCCAGAGGAAAAACAAGCTCGTGAATATCTGAACACTTTGGTGAGTCAGAGTAAACAAGATTACGAAAAAGCTCTGGGAACTGGGGAAACTCTCGGGTTCGCTGCTGGAGAAGCTGCTCGTGTAAATAAACAAAATCAATTTGGCATCGATGCTGCTTCGGGTGCTCTCGGTGCTCTAACCGATTATCGCAAGGGTGATACTGAGGCAATCAAAGCTCGTTTAGATTACGAAAAAGGACTGATGGACTCAGACTTTGATAAAGAAAAATTCGCAGAAGACACTCGAAGATATGGTCAAGACTACGCCCTAAAGGAACGACAGATGGCTCAAGACGCTAAACAAAGTGAATCTGCAACCAAACTTGCTCAAGATAAATTCGCAGAAGATAAACGTCAATTTGGCCTCGAATATGCAATCAAACAATCGCAACTAGCCATAGACAAACAAAAAGCAGGTGGAGCGCAGGTTCCTGGTCAGATAGATGCCACAACTGGAAGTGCTCTACAACTCGTGAACTCGATTCTACCAAAAGCAGGAACCATCTCTGGGAAATTCCAATCAGGTGTTATTCCTTTCACGGCTGGTTCACAGACAAAACGAGATTATGACCAACTCAAGAATGTACTTGCTCTCGGTGCTCGTCAACTTATCAAGGGAAGTGGTGCAATCTCCGATTACGAAGCTAGAATGTTACAAGATTCGACAAATGCTCTATCACGTCTTACGTCAGAAAAAGACTTCTCTCAAGCTCTTAAAAATGTTTCGGGTGTTCTTCGCTCAAACGCTGGACTTCCAACTACTGTGAGAATCCTACAGAACGGTAAAGAAGTAGACAGTGGTCCGCTCACTCGTGAAGACATCTACGACGCCGCTGCTCAGGGTTATCAGATAGTTTACGAATAAAATATATGGCTTATCAAGTAGGAAAAGCTAAAGCAAACGCTGGACAACAGGGAACCACATCGGTGCCTACTTCTGGAGCTGGAACTGGATACTTTCCTGGTAAGGCAAAACAGAACAGTGGAAATACAGAAATGATGCAGAGTCAAACTTCTGTAACTCCACAAGCTCCTCAACCAGCGTCATCACTCGACAAGACAATCTCACAGGGGGGCTTGGCAACACTTGGAGCTCGTGTCGGTACGGGTATTGGCTCGGCAGTCGGTACAGGTGTAACTGGACTGGTGGGAGAGGGACTAAAAGCCTACGGTAAAATGGGTGAATATCTAACTGGTGGACTAACTGGTGGAAAGGTAAGTGAAGCAGCAAAATATTTAGCTAGTGGAGTCGAAAGGGCTGGTGAAGAAATCTACAAAAAACCAATGCAAGGAACTCTGGAAACGACAGGTGGTAAAGTAGGAGAACTCATCGGAACCGTTGCTCCGTATATGGCTGGAGCTGGTGCAGTAAAAGGATTGCCACTTATTCCTCGCATTATTGCTGGAGGCGGTATTGACTCTATTATTACTGGAGCACAAACCAAAGGAGATACTGGTGCAACAATCGCATCAGGTCTTTCTGGTGCTGCTGCGTCCGCTTTGCCTGGAGGAACCGTTGTCAAAGGTATTATTCCTAGACTTGGCCGTTTGGCTGGTGAAGTCGCTCCTGGTTACGTTTCTGATGTGGCTTTGGGTGTTGCAGGTCAACGTGGCGAAGATAGAACTGGTTTCAATGCTGCGATTCCTGGAGCTGGTTCATTCTTAACAGGTGGACTCGCTGGTACTTCACGACTATTTGGTAAGACGAAAAGTATTATCGCCCCATCCGAACGTGAACTTGAAAATAAACTACTTGAACGATTCACAAAGGGTGTACGACCACTCCTTCCTGGTAAAACTACTCCATCACAACTCGGCAAGTATAATGACGATGTAATAACTGGAGCTCGAACAATTCTAGAAAATAAACCAAATCTTAAATTTACTGACGACCTCGGAGAAGAAGTCCTCGGCCAAAAACCAGAAAGTCTCCAACAATTCGCTGACTCTATCGAACAAACAAAGAAGACTATATTTTCAAAATACGATGCGCTTGCAAAACAGGCAGGTAAAGCTGGTATGGAAGTAGATACCGTTCCCATCGCATCTGAGCTTGACTCCGTAATCAATAACAAAGCTCTTGGTATCACGAATCCAAATGCAGTAAAATATGCTCAAGGCGTTCAGAAACGCTACTTGGATATAGGGAAACTTGACGCTACTACCGCTCAAGACGTAATTCAAAACTACAACAAATCTCTGGAAGCGTTTTACCGCAATCCTTCCTATGACACTGCTTCACAGGCGGCGATTGATGCTATGCTTGCTAACCGTATCCGCAAATCACTCGATGAAGGAATCACTGGTCTAACGGGAATACAGTATCAGCAACTCAAAAACCAATATGGTGCTCTTAAAAATATAGAAAGAGACGTTATCAAAGCCTCGCTCCGAGACGCTCGCAAGAATGTAAAAGGCTTGATTGACTTCACTGACATATTCACTGGAGGACAGATTGTAAATGGTATTCTTTCAATGAATCCAGCTACGCTCGCTCAAGGACTCGGCGCTAGGGCAATCAAGGAAGTCTATAAAACACTAAATAACCCTAACAGGGCTATTAGAAAGATGTTTGATACGGCTGAAAAATTACCTCAACGATTCAACCAATCAACAACGCCTGGAAAGAGCCTATTGCAAGCCCAGCCCAAGCCCAATATAACCGCTATTCCTAGTAAGATTGACATACAACCTACTATACCTAAACCATCTAAAAAGTCAAGTCTACCTACTAAACCCGTCCGAGTGGGAAATGCTAAAGAAAGTATGTCAGACTTGAAATCTTTTTTGGCTAAAAATTTCAGAGAGTCTCCAATCAAAGGTCTTGGAGAAGATGTCAGAACGGGAAATATGGTAGTGAAAAATGACATGATTGCTGAATTTGAGGGTGGTAAGATTCCGACTTATGCACAAGCGGAGGGGAAAATACAACCTCTTGGGGGCTATGTAAAAATAGATGAAATGCCTCTCCCTCAAAGGAATGTTTATGGTGCTGACCAATTAGCGCAATCTCTTGGATTGGATAAAAATTTCTTGTATGAGACTGCTACTAAAAAGGGAATAGATTTAAGTAAGGAATTAACAAAATTCGATGAACTACGAAGTAGTGGAAAAAATATCTTGACACTCTCGAACAATTTGATGACCAAATTAACAGAGACTACTCCAGTATCCACAGCCAAACCCTCCAAACTTCCAGGCAATCGTGGTGTAATCTCTCCTCGTGCGCTCACTTCTGTCGCAGGAGCCTCGGCTGGTGCTACAACTGGTATCGAACGAGACGAGCAAGGCAAATTAAAATACAACGTTCAAAAAGGACTTCTTGGCGCAGCAGTCGGCGGTGCTGTTGGTGCGAGCGCAGGAAAAGGAGGTTCGATAACTGACGATGTAAGTCAATCGCCTACTTTCTTGCCGAAGGTGGCACAACTCGACGCTTTCGAACGCAGAATGTTAGGTAAAAATTCTCCAATAGTAAAAAGTATACCTTCACGCGCAGTCATTACTAACGGCAAAATGACAGACTCTCGAACTGGACTCCCTCTTAAAACCAACGGACTAATTGATGAGAAAGCTGCTTTGAACGCTGATTCTCCATACTTTAATGCGCTCCAAAAAGAAGCGGAAAAATTAAATGTTTCTTACGCTAAATATTGGCCTAAAGATTGGATTAGAGATGCAAAAATGCAGTATATTGCGGAACACAACAACATTCGTGGTAGACGACTAGAAGAAACAGGAAGTGCCTTTAATCCTCTAAAGAAACCTAAATTTGACACAACACCTTCTTTTGTAAGAAATCGTTTAGATGAAATGTATTCCAAAGCTCCAGAAGCTAAGATTCATATTGACAAAGAAGCCGATAAGATTGTCTCAATGGTCCCTGGAACGAAAGTAGCCAAGACTGCTGTTAAATCTCTTAAACGCTCAACAGAAAAAGTGATGCGAGAATATTCTGGAGATGCCGACCAACTTAAAGACTTGGCAAGAAACAGTATCATTGTCGACACACCAGAAGCTAAGACTAAAGTGGTAGAGTTGATGCGAAAACGCAGTGATTTCTTAAACGAAAAACCACAAAAGCCAGAAGATTATTATGGATACGAGGGTGTTTTGTACAGAATATTATCTCCTAACGGGCTCGTTTCTGAGACACAAGTTGTATCTCCCAAAATGACTTACGGTAAAAACACTCCAGAATTTTCTAAGGCCGTTTTGGGTCAAGAAACCTTCGAAAAAATCAAAAAAGAGACTGGAGTGGAACCAGGACTGGGACACAAAATACTAGAAGATATAAGGGTTTTAGATGAGACAGATTCTAATTATGCACAGAAAAAAGCTCTACTCGCGAAGAAAAGCCTTGACTATTATTCAAAACTACGCTAGGATACCCATGTATGAGTAAAGACACTAGAAAACCAATTGATGTACTTACTTTCCCTCTCTATTTCCAGTATTATGATGCAAAGTTCACAAGAACTAAGCCAAATACTTACGAACGAAAAATAGGTAATCGAGAATTTAATGTTGATAAAAAAACCTCTGATGAACTTTTGGAAGCATTGATGGCTGGACAAATCATCACTAAAGAAGAATACGAGAACAACGGATAGGACTTACAAAAATAAACTGAATATGCTATAGTGTAATTGAGGCGGACAAGGCTTTCTCCGCAAGGAGATGGTGGGTATCCAATCCCAATGGGTAGCGCGTGGCCTCACAAAGAATCCCCGAAAGGGGCTTTTTTGTTGCCAACAAAAACCTTTTCATAAAATATATTTTCGAAACATAGCAATAATACGGCCTGTTATAAGGCTTTTTCAACCTACTTACTTTATCCACACAACCCTTGACAACCGTAGGCAACGGGTATATACTGTATCTGGAGGGGTGGGAAGAAAGGTCGCCTCCCATTAACAACTAAAAAAGAAAAATCATGAACAAACACTACAAACTAATCGTCGGCTCCCACTTCTCTCTCAGTAATGAGACAGACTGTGATTCGATGTCCGACTACTTTCCTGGAATCTGGGCCATCAAGACCCAAAAGAGTGCCATAATGTTTGCGAAAAGAATACTTGCGGACGGAGACTCCATTGAAGTTACGGACTATGACAATCCCACTTATCACGCCACGGCCAACAAGTTCATCAAAGAGCTTGGCATCAATCAGCCATTGTTTTCGGAGTTGGTTGCTCCAAAGTCTGAGCCAATCACGAACGGCAAGCCTTCCAATCTCAATCAGCTCAAGAAGTTTCTCTCGGTCGGAACGAAGATTCGTATTGTGAACACAGAAAACCCAGACAGGACTCGTGATACAGAAGTCATCGAAACAAAGACTCAATCGGTGGTAACTCGAAAGGGTGAAACTGGTCGCAGTCATCTTGACTTCGGGACTGCTATAAACTGGACATTCGATAACTCTGGAGCCACTTACAACTCGGTCTACGAAGGAAAGTTCACTCCGATATTCAAGGTTGAGTACATTAACAGCTAAAATTATGACCAAAACTCAATTCAACAAGATAACTAAAGGAATGTTCAATCGTGATATGGTCGTCGATGGTGTAAAAATCTGTCGTGTGGTCTGGAAAAGTAATCCCTGGATGATTATAGAGAACGAGGAGACCTTCGAGGACGCAAGTAAGAACGATTTTGCTCCAATCTTAGCGTTTAGAACCAGAGACGAGCTCTACGACGCTCTTTATAAGTCTAAATACATCAAACATGCCTAAATACTACTTAGAATTGTTTGACTCCCGAAACACGAGCTTCCACATGCCTCTCCATCACGCCATAAGTCTTTCTGATGCGGTCAACTACGCTCGAAAGGCTAGTCTGAGCGGAAAGTACCATCATGTCGTGCTCCACAAGTCTAAAGATTCTCAATGGGTCGAATATGAGAATGGTCAAAAAGTAAGCTGGTCGTATAACTACTAAATTTATGGAAAAAGTCATCGAATACTACATCGAAAAGCAATACGGAAGGGACCTAAGATACATTGTCAATCCCGATATGAAAAAGGCCATAACCGCTCTGACTGGAACTGGAACCCTGTGCGATTATCAGATTGAACCTCTAAGGTTTCTCGGCTTTACGTTCAAAGAAGTATTAAAATCAAGATAATATGTTACAAGCAAACAAAACAAAAAGTGAGATGAATCTAGCTCCCCACGAATGGGCTACACTTTATAAACAACTTGAGCCAATTATCGGAAATGGAGCTAATTCTATTAGACATCTTGAGGGCTGTGTCCTGATTATTATGGAAAAGATTGAAGACCGAATTAACCAAAAATTCTAATGAAATATTACACAATAGGAGAGGTATTCCGTCTAGGCTTACTCAAGAACTACAAAGGCGAACCGTATAAAGATAAGGCAACTGTTTCCAGAGTTGTAAATAAAATGAAGTACATAACCAAAAAGACACCGTGGGGAATCGCCAAAGTTGTCTCTGAGAAGGAGATATCCAAGCATAGTGGATAACTCGACTTGCCAATAACCACAAGTGCTATTATAAGGTTATGAAATTAGAGCTTTCCTATCCCCTAACTCTGCACAAAGTCAATCAATCATTTGGCGTTAAGGACCCCATTTACACCAATCTCGGTCTTCTGGGACATAACGGACTTGACCTTTACGCTCTGGACAACTCTCCAGTCTATGCCACTCATTCTGGGATTGTTTCTTTCTCTGGTGAGGACGGCTCGGGCGGTCAGACAATCGTAATTCGTACAACTGAGAAATTCGACTACAACGACTCAACTGCATTTTACAAGACAATCTACGGACACTTAAAAAGAGGAACATTCCAGGTCAAAGCTGGAGATTTAGTAATTCAAGGTCAATACATCGCTAGTGCCGACAATACTGGGTTATCCACAGGTTCTCATCTCCACTTCGGTCTCAAGCCTGTCTATCAAGGTGAACAAGATTGGCAATGGGATAATATCGAACAGAGCAACGGCTACAGAGGTGCGATAGACCCGAGTCCGTTTATGAATCGTTTTTATCACAACGCAACCGAACTAGCTTTTGCTCAAGATGTAGAGTTAGGAGAATCTGGACACGAAGTCGCTGGAGTACAACTTGCACTTAAAGCTCAAAGACTTTTTGACCATGAAATAACTGGATACTACGGAAATATAACGAAGAACGCAGTTTTTGAATTTCAAAAGAAGTTTCTTTCACTATCTTGGTATGAAAAATATATTTTGAAAGGAAGTACATTTGGTCCCAAAAGTCGTGCAAAAATGAATCAAATATATGCATGAAGGTTACAAAAAAATGTGGACTCGGTGTTCTAAGTGTCAAACACCAGTAGAACGGTGCATAACTTTTATAAAAAAGGCGGTGTGCTACGGTTGCAAACAAAAAAGAAAGGCAAGATATAATAAAATTCGTGAGAAAACTCGCTTGAGAACAAAAAACGCTATCTACTAACCTGGATGGTGTTTCTTGTATTCAATGAAGAATACAAAGGACCTTGAAAGATGAAAAGAATGAGGGCACTCATCGTAATCGGTGTGGTGCTAATCATAGGCATCACAGTTCTAGTTGTAGCGTGGCTACGCTTTCGCAGACAGGAGAAGTTGTACGAAAAAGCAACCAAAGCCGACAAGGAACCCTGGGGTGTGTAAATGGCTATGTCGCATCAACCGAAGGAGTATGCGACGCATACCCCGAAGCTAGTAATCGAATGTCCTGAATGTTCCTTGCGCGTGCAAGAGAGCTATCGGGACGTTCTAGGGAGGCATTACTTCCTCTGCACATGTACACACGCGTTCATTGTGTACACGCTCGCAGACGGCAAGGTCATCGGGCAGGAAGGCTGGTCGCGCAAGAACAGGTAGAAAGGGGGTGGTCGAATCTAGGTGGTAGGTGCAGTCGGGCAACCATAACGGCTTATCACCTGTAGGATTGCAACGGCCAAAACTTCTCACTCAACACACGGAGTTTACGGCCCACAGCATGTCTGAGCGGAGCAGACAAAAATCAACTCCGCACTCACGGGCCTTCGTGGTGGGCCAAACATTATGTAGTAACCAGGAATCAAACTTTATATACAAAGAGTTCGAGGTGCTACGATGCTTGGTGTCCGTTCGACTCGGACGGGCCTAATAGAGTTGGTAACGGATGACTCTAGTTTATTAGTAAAATAATAAAAATGGAATTACAAGATTTTATTGGTATCGCGATAGTAGGTTCGGGGTTGTCTTTATTAGTTCAGTACCTAAAGCAAAAACTCGGTACAACATCCTGGGTAACTAAGTTTATGCTCGTTGGTCTGTCATTATTAGTCGGTGGTCTGTATGTTTGGGTTCGTGCGACTAATTGGTATGGCTCGGTTTTGGGCGTTCTCGGTGCAGCGTCTACGTTTTACGCTTTTTTCCTAAAGCGATAACCTATACAGCGTTTGACCAGAGCGAAACTGGTCGATTATGAAAAAAATATCTATAGTCGTTGCGATAGTAACGATACTTTGGGTTGTGTTCAGTCAGACATCCAGGTCAGCATATGTGGCTCCAGATGAAACAGAAATCTTCTTAGATAAGTTAGCAATGTGTGAAAGTTCTAACAGGCCGAACATAATAGTGCTCGATTCAAACAACAAATATTCTTACGGTCTGTATCAGTTTCAAGAGACTACGTTCTTACAATATGCGAAGAAGTACGGGTACATAAAATATTCAGAAGACGGTGAAATTCTGAACATAATTCATGACCCAATATTGCAAAGGAACGTCGCTCGCAGGATGTATCTTGACGAGATAGCGGATAGACACTGGGTTGTATGTACACAGAAGATTGCTAGTGGTATAATTTAGAGACTAACCGCACTAACGGCCACCTCAAAAGGGTGGCTTTTAGTTTATCCACAACGTGCTTGCACGACAGATAGAATCCGTGTATACTAGACTATGTGAGTTCGTGCGTGTGGGGATGGAAAAGAGCACAGACGACCCGTCGGGTAATGCTGATTGAATCGAAATGGCTCAACTATGTCCCCATGCACAAGCTCGCAGTCGAACGAGCGATTATCAATCTTAAAAAAAATGTCTATGCAAATTTGGCGAAGCAAGAAATCTATTCGCAACTGGACTGAACGTAACTACAGTAAAATTCTCTGGTATTTATTGTGTTGGGCTATCGCGTTAAATATCATTCAATTCGTAGTTGGTGTTTGGCTTGAAGGCATAGTAAACTAAGTATGGATTACGATGGTCAAGATGCACTGCGGTCCATCGAAATGGATAGCGAACGTGCAATTAACAAAATTAACGACTCAAAAAAGCAAAGTAACTCTATGAGTTTCACGCTAGAGTCTAACCCTAATGGAAATACCTACAAAAGAAATACAGGCTTACACAGCCGAGGTTTTGAAAGCGGAAAATTACGCAGGAACCTTAAAGATAGTTAGTGCAGAGGATTACACTTCTGCGCTTGGTGAAGGGAAAGCAATCAAGGAAAAATTAGATTTGTACATCGCTCGTAAAGAGGAGATAACCAAGCCTCTTAACGCTGCGCTTAAAAGTGTGCGAGATTTGTTTAAGCCTATTGAAACGGCTGGTGATAACGCACTGCGTACAATCAAACAAAAAATGCTTGCGTACACCGCAGAGCAAACACGCAAAGCCGAAGAAGCTAAAATCAAATTGGCCGAACGTGTGGAACGCGGAACTATGAAAGTGGAAACTGCTGTACGCAAAATCGAGGAGATAAAAGCTCCAGAAAAAACAGTCGCAACTGATGAAGCGAAAGCTGTTACCAAAACTGTTATCAAATATCGAGTAACCGACAAAACAAAAATTCCACTTGAGTTCATGGAACCAGACATGGTAGCAATCAAGGCAAGTTTCAAGAAAGGAGTTTCAGTTCCAGGTTGTGAGGCTTACGAAGAAAAAGAATTAACCTTAATCTAATATGGAAAAAATACAAGTTCAAGGGAGACCTAAATTGATGTCTCTCGTCGAGAAAATCAGCAAAGTTCAACAAGATATCCAAACAGTTATTAAGGGTGGCTATAATGATTTCAACAAATACGCCTATGCTCGCGAGGTAGACATTATTGGAGAGATAAAACCACTTCTCGGGAAATACAGATTGGCTCTAACCAATAGCGGAAAGAGCATCACTAGGTATACATCAACTGACGAAAAACAACGTGAAAATGAGACCGTTTTTGTCGAAATTGAGTACACTTTGCACGATTTGGATGGCAAAGACACTCTCGTTTCTATCGGATATGGTGTGGGAAAGGATATTGGAGACAAGGCCGTCTATAAAGCCCTCACTGGTGCGATGAAATACTACCTTAGTAAGACGTTTCTAGTGGAGACTGGGGATGATGCGGAAAATGACCAAAAACAGCGTGGCGGTGGCAAAATGCCCCAAAAAGACAATACTGCGGACTTCGAGAGGGCCAAAAAGCTCATTGCAGCCTCTCGTAACATTGACGGTCTGATTGAATGGGCTGAAAAACTCAAAGTCAACAAGATATTTAACGCAAAACAAAAAGAAGAATTACAAGCCTTAATGTCTAGCCGTGTCGAAATCCTCTCTAACCCAAAAGAATAATATTGTCCTTCCGAGGTCCTATCTGTCTTGGTCCTCACTTTCACTTTGGGAGAGTAGTCCCGAAAGATATATCGCCCATTACATTCACGGAGAAAGTACAGGGATAGATAATTCTGGAACCAGATACGGAACTAAAATGGACAAAGCGATGGAAGAAGGTCAAGCCGAAGACCATATTGAAGACTTGCTTGCAAAAGTTGTTCCTCGTAAGGGTGGAAAGTGCCGAATGAAAGCACAACTCAAAACAGAGAACGGAATAATCAATCTCGAAGGAGAAGTGGACGACTACCTTGCCGAGACTCATTACATCGGGGAGCGCAAGACTGGGAAAACAAAATGGACGCAAGGCAAAGCTCAAAATCACGGGCAACTTGCTTTCTACGCTCTGATGATTTATCTCAATCACAAAATAGTTACGAAAAAAATCGAACTTATCTGGGTAGAAACGCAAGACAGTGAAGAAGGCGAAATAGAATTAACTGGGAATGTTCTGTATTTTCAAGTTAATCTTGAATTGGTAGACATTCTGAAAATGGCTGCACGAATCCAAAAAGCAGCCAAAGAAATTAGCGAAGTTTATAAAAGAGAATCTAAAATATTCTAACTATGGAAAAATCAATAGGAGCTTTGTGGGAAAAGAACGGTGCAAAAGGCAAGTTTATGAGTGGAAGCATAAAAGTGGGAGACCAGGAAGTTCGAGTTGTGTGCTTCACAAATAGTCGCAAGAGTGAATCCAAGCATCCAGACTGGCAAATTTACGTTTCGCATCCAAGAATCGAGCAACCGAAAGAGAATCAAGTAGAAAACCTTAACACGGATGAAATAGACCCAAATGATACGCCATTCTAACGTATTCTGGGCTAGGTCAGTGGACGGTAATCTTAATGTTGGGAGTGATTACAATCGACTGCGTTTGAGAAAAGACTTGGCCGAAAATCCAGGAGCAAAATACAAGATAGAACGCATAACCGCAGAATCAAAAAGCCAACGTGGCTTTTACGAAGGTGCAGTTATTACTCTCTGGATTTACCTTGATGGACACGACTACCGAGACGCTAGAATCCATAAGCACTATCACGGCGAGGCTAATAAAGAATTTAACGGTGAAATGATAATGCGCTCTGGAAAACTTGAAAAAATCGGGCTATCTAGTAAGGGAAAACTAAACGATGGCTTGGTGGAGTCGGTTATCGAATACCTAGAAGAAAACTACGCTATCGACAGAACAAAAGTGTTAGACCCAGAACATTACAAATATTTTCGAGATGTTATTTATTCAAATGGTGAATTTGATAGCTATATCGACTATCTCAAACACCTTAACAGACTAAAATAATGCAACAAAAAATAAAAGAATGTGCGCTAAATTTTTTGAGAGACGGAACTTGGAAGTACGCAGGAACCATCAGTCAGCATGTGGGATACAAAACAGAACATAAGCCGTCTACTGTCGAAAGGATGTTGCGAGTTATGGCGCAGGAAGATTTAGACCCAATTCTTGAGGCGCAGTATGTACCAAATCCAAGTGGAAGGGGACCGAAAGTGGTGCAGTACAGATTGAAGTTAGAGGGACAAAGTAAGTTATTTTAGTTTATCCACAGATTTAGTCTTATCTTCATTATTAGTTGTGTGAAACATGTTAATATTACAATATGAGTAGATTTAGTAAGGACAATTTAATAATTATTGACTCCAAAGGTCATGCCATGCAGGTTCTTCCTTACGGAATTATCTACTCATCATGGTATGGCCTTTTGAGTTCGTAAAATATATGGCAACAAGACGAATGTTTAGTAAAGAAATAGTACGCTCGGACGCATTTTTGGATATGCCAGTGAGTTCACAACTTCTTTACTTTCAACTAGGAATGGAGGCAGACGATGACGGTTTTGTAGATAACGCCAAAACTATATCTCGAATGACCAGCACTTCGAGTGATGATTTGAAGATTTTGTTTACAAAACGCTTCCTATTGTCTTTTAATAATGGCCTTTTGGTGATAAAACACTGGAAAATAAATAACTACTTGCGAGGCGACAGATACAAAGAAACAAAGTATCTTGAGGCAAAAAACGGCTTAATTACTAAGGAAAATGGCTCGTATACCGAAGGTATACCAGTGGTACACCAATTGGCGACGCAGGATAGGATAGGTAAGGATAGGATAGAAGAGCCTAGAGTAGATAAGATTAGTAATAATGCTCCACCTAAAGGTGACATAGTTGAAAATCTTTTAGAAGAACTTGACTCTAAAGGAATACAGTATGACTACCAATTTCTTGGTCTTGAGGTTTTTGAAAAAACTGGTGCGCCCATAAATAAAAAAGCTGAGTGTATTCGTCTTGCTAAAAAATATCCAAAACTCATAAACCCATCACTTGCATTTTGTCTTGACTATCCCAATAAAGAACTAAAGTGGAAAATGTTTCTCTGGAAGTTAAATAAACTTATAAAAAATGATGAAACGAATAAATAATATATTAAGGGTAGATAATCGTACCGACTCTCCTATTGAGGAAAAACTGTATCAAGAATTTAAAGAGTATGGTCTTGAACCACAAACCCAATATCCAGTCGCACCATTTTTTATAGACTTGGCTTTCCCTGAGATTAAGTTGGCGATAGAAGCAGATGGTTATGAGTTTCATTCGACACCTGACCAAAAAATGAGAGATAAATATAGACAAACTCGACTAGAAGCACAGGGGTGGACTTTTGAGCGATTTTCTGGACGTGCTATCCACAAAGACGTTGAAGTTTTGGTTGCCAAAATTGTTCTAAAGTATTTTGGCAAAAAGTTGACAAAAGAAAAAAAGACAAGGGCTACAGGTAAGGTTGTGAAATATCTATGTCGAAAAGACCCACAATTAGCTCTCGATATCACTAATGTGTATCTTGATGGATTTATTTTTAGAAATATATGAAAAAGCAACAAGTAAGTAAAGAAAGTGGACACTATTGGAAGTCTTGTCCTGGATGTAAAGACGGGCATTCTTCCTTTTGGAAAACAATTACTGAATCCCCAGAGTGGAGTGCGTGGTATGACGAGCAACGCAGGCGATTCACTAAACTAGCAGACGGAAAAGAGGTGGATGAAGTTTATGATATTGACGAGTCAATGGAATGTGGATGGATAGGCAAAGAACACTGGGCGAGTTTTGTTAAATTTATAAAAAATAAAAAAACAAGAGATGACCATTGTTTATAATTACAAAGAGCCACTAAGAGAAATACCAAAAGAGTTCGGCTTCGGTTATTATGGATGTATCAGTGGAACCGAGGATATGACCAAAATCCAGTGCCATATTTGTGGTTTTTTGGGAAAAAATTTAATTTTTCACATTCGTGGCAAACATCAGATGGAACAAGCTGATTATAAAGAAAAATTTGGCTTAGCACGAAAATCAAAACTTGTTTCCCCAGTTTACTCAAAGGAAAAAAGAGAGGCGTACTTACTTAAATTTGACGAAGCCAAAAGAATCAAGATTAGAGAACTTGCCACCGCAAAAGCTCTTTCAAGTGATAAGAACTCTACAGAAATACGAAGGTCTCGCAAACAAGATTTGAGGTTGGAAGTAAAAAACAAACGTGGTTCATGTCCAGACCAGATACTTTCAAAGATTTTTCAAGTAGAACAGGAAATTGGTCACGTCCCATCCCTTACAGAATTTAGAAGATACGAATTTGGTGAACGATATTGGCATTTGATTCGCAGAACTTTCAAGACATGGGAAAATGCACTAAAGATGGCTGGACTAGAAAAGAAAGTGCCGTCAAATAATTCTTCACCATTTGTTATACATAAATATAATTCAGAAATACTGCTTGAATATTTATCATTACGGACACAAGAAACACGACGCATACCTAGATATTCTGATTTAGGAGAAGGCATGTTACCACACTACACTACGTTTGCTCGACACTTCGGTACGTTAGAAAACGCTAGAAGATTAGCTGGAGTTTATAATTTAGTATGAGAAAAATTCCCACAAAACTTAGAGCAGAGATAGCCGAAGACCCGTACTACAAAACATGTGCAAGGCTAAAAGACGGGGGCTGTGATGGCCGTATCACGATAGAACATGCCCTAATTGTCATGTTAGAAAGACTAAACGTAATAAAGAAACTAATTCTCAATACTTAAGAAGAATAAAGTGAACAACACCCCTAAACATCTTAAAGAAAAGTGGTCGAAGCAACCAAAGCCAGTTTGTATGCGTATAAAAGATGGTGGATGTTCTGGCAGAATGACCAAAGAACACGCTATGTATTTTAAAGGAAAGCAACTACAAGAAGATTGGGCGATTTTAGATTTATGCTGGGAGCACCACCTCGGTAAAAGCCTCGATAAACGCAAAAATGAGTGGATTGCTCTCCACCGAGCTACAGACCAAGAGATTGCGGATATAAGCAAAGCGAAAAACTGGGAACATTATCGGAATTATCTCGACGCTTTTTATGCTTGATAAAGTTGACTACAAAGGTAAATATTTCATACTCCAAGATAAAGATTATCTTGATGATATGGATTTAATAATCGGTACAATGTCAAAAGAAGGTGCTATGGAACCAGAATTTGTGGAGTATCACAAAGAAACTTGTTTGTATTATGGAATACCCGCTTATCTTGGAAAAGACCAAGAACTAAAAAAGATTTATGAGTGAATCTGATATACAACGAGCAATATGCGACTACTTAGCCCACCGCAAAGTTTTTTTCTGGCGTAACAACAACACACCAATATTCCAATTTGATAAAGGCAATCCACGCTTTCGCTCTATGCCCAAATACGCTCTCAAGGGACGCCCCGATATTGAAATAATAAAAGACGGCTGGTATATCGGCCTCGAAGTGAAACAACCTAAAACCAAACAATCGGAAAATCAAAAGGAGTTTGAAAGAATGTGCAAAGAAGCTGGCGGGGAATATTATGTCGTGCGAAGTATTGATGACGTAATAGAGCTAGGACTGTAGTTATCCCCATCATGCTTGCACGATAGATATTTATATGATATACTTAGATTATGAACAAAGAAGAACTTAAGGAAAAAATAAGTGAAGCCTTTAGCAAAATAGAATTACTAGCCTGTGTTGTCTGTGGTGAACTCATAAGTCGAAAAGAGTATGCCGACGGAGACGGGGCGTGTGGTAAATGCTGGGAGAAATAATATGAAAAAACAACTGACTGTATCAGAAAATGCTCGCAGAGCAGCAACAATAAAATGGTCGAAAATTAACAAGAAAAAGCGTTCTGAGATAATGAAAAAAGTCTCGGATGCTCGTAATAATACAAAAAATAAATAACATGGAAGAAACAACCTACATAGTCATCGGATTCTTTGCAATCGCATCAATCATCGTTACAGCAATATCAGAAAAACTAGCTTACAAGGATAGGTCTCAGGTTCAAAAAGTAGCTACTTGGATAACATATATTTGGATAGCTTTGACTATTATCGGGCAAATGTAGCTCATTATCAAAGTTGCGGGTGGAAGGGGGCGTAGAAGTGTGCGAACGTGGCACATATTAGCTAGCCTCACCAAGTTGAGGTTAGTGGCTCCCCTCCCGCCCACAACAAAAGGCAAGTGTGTCGAGAGGGGGATTAAAGGAGGGTGTTTAAAAAACGCAAATGAGGTAAGTAGTACTCTACCTCTACCCCCTTTCTCCCTCCCGCCACATTTGCCAGTGTTCCCCGATAACAAATAAAAAAGATGACATTACAAGTAATAGTGGAAAAGAAATGAAAGAAGCACTGCAATTCAAGGATTGGGAAAGTCGAGTATTTGGGGCAGGATATGGTTCTGGTGAATTTCCTATACTAAAAGTTGTTAAGGTGTTTTTTGATAGCCTAGAGGACGGGCGAAGTTACGACCACAAAATACTCGAGGATAAACTTGGCGATACTGTAACGTGGCTTCTCATAAATGCTTTTGATAAAGGTAATGTGATTGAGTGGGGAACATCATCGAGATATGGGTGGCTTACAAGTTGTGGAGAATATGTAAAGGATTTCATTAAAGACAAAACTGTAGAAGAATTGTACGAAATAGTAATGGCGGACGAGGATTCAATCTGTATGTGCGATGGAGAAATGAAAGACGAAGGCCACGAAGATTGCGGGAAAAATCCTATGGTAAATGAAAAGTATGCAAACTCATTAAAGTATAAATAACACTCTATGACCACAAAGAACAAAGGGAAGGTAGTGAAGGCGTGGATTCTATATCTAAAACAAAATGAAAGACACGCAGTAAGAGAATCATTTGGCGAATTTATAATTGTACCAACACAAGAAATTGGAGACGCTATGCTTAACGGAAACCACACTTATCAAACTTTCTTGCCCTGCACCATCTCCTACCAGCTTCCCCCTAAATCCAAACCCAAATGAACGAACTAGAAGAAAAGTTGATAGAGGAGATAAAACAAGAATACGAAACTAAATTTCAAAGCCTGTTAAATACGCTTGACCCTCTTGATGAGTTTACTCCATACTCGCCAACACAATCTCTTATACTAAATTGTTACAATAATTTTAATCCGTCAATTTGGATTAAAATGCTCTCCTTCGCCTCCGCCATAAGAGCTAACGAAAGAGAGAGGATACTAAAACTACTTGATACTGACGAGTTCAAAATCGAAGATGGTATGCACTATGAAAAAGGTGTAGACATTACAGAGATGCCCGCAGGATTGATTGCTGAAATGAATGGCTTGCGAAAAGGATGGGAAGCAGTGATAAAACTTATTAAGGAAAAAATTAATGGAGAATAAAGAGAGATATGAAAGTATTAGTAGCGTGTGAAGAAAGCCAAACAGTATGCAAAGCGTTCCGCGCCAAAGGACACGAAGCCTACTCTTGCGACATACTACCCCCAAGTGGTGGACACCCAGAGTGGCACATACAAGGGGATGTGCTACCGCTACTAAAAAAGAAATGGGATTTGATTATCGCTCATCCGCCTTGCACTTATCTCACGAACGCTGGAGCAGTACACCTTTACCCTAAAGGAAAGCTAAATACTGACAGACTGATACTAGGATTGACCGCCAAGCAGTTTTTTATGGAGTTTTTAGAAAGTAATTGCGATAGAGTGTGCGTAGAAAATCCTATACCCTCAAAGATTTTTGAACTTCCACCGTATACGCAGACCATACAGCCCTATCAATTTGGCCACCCTTACTCAAAGAAAACTTGTCTTTGGCTTAAAGGGCTACCACCACTAAAACCAACAAAAGTTATGAAAAATTATCAATCAACAAAAATCGCTGGCAACTGGTTTAATAAAGGAGGCAAAGACCGCCAAAAGAACAGGTCGAAATTTTGGACGGGAATAGCTAACGCTATGGCAGACCAATGGAGCGACTTACTCCCTAACCAAGAATAAACTATGAGTGAAGAACGAAAATCGCCAGAAGAAGTGTGGCTCGATAGAGGACTAAATGCCATAAAAGAAAATGCGGAACTTTCAAGCAAAATGCCTCTACTTACCACTTCTCCTCACGAAAATTGCGAGCATAGAATTGCCGAACAAGAAGCCATCCTCAAAGCCTATAAGGAGGAGTTAGCTGAACGGATAAAAGGAATGAAATGCATACCTCATTCATTAGATATTTGTTACGGGACTGATTGGGACGAAGGATGTGCTGGAGAATCTAAGAATGAGGTTTTAGACGCTGTATTAGAGATGTTGAAATAGATACGCACAGTTTTATTTTTCTAATAAATAAGGTATAATAACTAAAATATGCCAATAACTAGAATCCAAGCAAAAGACTTTGAACTCCGAGAGGAGCTAGAAAAGGAGATCGTTCGTCTAACTGGAAACGGAGTTGACTCGAAACCCGACTTCCTAATTTCAGGCAAAAGGGATGAACTAAAAAGATTAAAACTATCTGACTTAACAACCGTTTATGGTGTAAAATGTGAAATAACTGATGGCGCACTTCCGCCAAAGTTGAAAAACAAAGAAGATAGAGGTGCAATTTTTCCACATGGTATCAATTTAATAAAAAACAAAAATGAATAGGCCAACGAAAACTTTGTTAGACAACGAAGCCCGCAGTGCAATCTTACGAGGAGTGAACGCAATATACGAACCTATCCGCCGGACTATCGGCCCCTCGGGGTCAAACTTCCTAACCTACGGAGTGTATGGTCGCTCTCATCGCTTGACTAATGACGGCGTTACTGGCTCGGAAGTTATTGAACCTTTGAATGAATATGAAAATTTAGCCGCCAAAGCATTTAAGGACGGAGCCAAAAAGACTAACGACAAAGCAGGAGACGGAACGACATCATGTATTGTGATAGAAGGCTCACTCATAAACAATCTATTCTCGTATTTACAGCAAGCCTCTACAATCGGCGGCGGTCGGCAGAATACAATGTCTATCAAGCGAAAACTACAGGAAACGTGCAAATGGGTAGTAGAAGAAATTAAGAAAGTAGCCAAGAAAGTAGAGAGCGAGGAAGAGCTTATTAAAATAGCTACAGTCTCAACCGAAAGCGAAGAGCTTGGAAAGATCATCGGTGGTATGGCTTGGGAAATAGGCGAGTATGGTTTTATTGATATTACCGAAGGCCACAAAGGAATTATCGAAACCGAAGTGGTCAAAGGTGCTCGCTTCCCTGCTAAAACTGTGGCTAAGGGTTTTATCAACGACGCTTCCAAGTTTCAAATGGTAGCTAACGATGTGGAAGTAGTCTTGACGAACTATAAACTTGAAAGTGTCGCTCAAGTAGCAAAGTTTCTTGAACCTCTTTTAGAAAAGCATCCTAATCTAGCCATTCTCGCTCCAGGATTTTCAAAAGACGTAGCCGAAGAATTGTTTAAAGTGTGCTATAAGTTAGTACCAGACGGAAAAGGTGGATTTAGTAAACAAAAAACTGCTGTAAATATCTACCCCGTGCAGATCCCTTCACTCCGAACGGAACAAATCCAAGACATCGCAATCTACACCGGTGCGCGTTTCATAAACAAAGACGACGGAGATAAAACACACAATATCCGTGAGACTGATTTAGGTTTCCTTTCAAAGTTAGTAGTCAAAGACTCTGACATTCGTGAAGACGCTATCGCTATCGGTGGAAAAGGCACACAAGAATTAACCTCACTCGAAGGTGAAGCCCTTGTAAGTAAAGGTAGTCTAGTAAAGCAAAGGATTGAAACACTTAAAAAGCAAATCGAAGAGCAGAAAGACGAAGCAGATAAAAATCTAACCCGTAGGCGTATTGCTGGACTTTCATCGGCTGTGGGTATAATCCGCGTCGGTGCACAATCTGAATCAGAACTATTTTACCTTAAAAAGAAAGTAGAGGATGGTATCAACGCTTGCAAGGGGGCTTTAGAAGAAGGCTATGTAAAGGGTGGTGGGTTGTGCTTGAAAGAAATAGCCGAGACTTTGCCCCCAGATGACTACCTACGCCCCGCTCTTTTAGCACCCTACGAACAAATCCAAGAAAACGCTGATAACAATTTAGTGATAGACGAATGGGTTATCGACCCTGCTAAAGTAGTACGTCTTGCTGTAGAGCACGCAGTATCAGGTGCCTCAAATCTCATTACAGTGAAGATGATTATTCCTGAAATCAGAGAAAAGTCTCCAGCCGAGGGGTATGAAGAAATCGCTAACGCGCTCCGACTTTATGCAGGACTTTATGCCAAAGTGGAAGGAATTCTCGCTAGTAATCGTGAAGAAATAGAGCGGGATAGTTTAACTAGGGACGACAATTTAATCCGCAGCGTTATTGACTGATAGAAATTATGGAAACTAGAACATGCAAGATATGTTTTATAGAGAAGTCAAAAAGTGACTTTCGCGTTCAAACAAAATTACAAAGTGGAAAACCATACACCTTTGTATTTTGGCAGTGTAAGAGTTGTCTTAATAAACAATATCGGGACTACAAGGAAAAAAATATAGACAAAATTAGACAATATAACAAAGAATATCACCACCCCTAGATACTGGAAAAATATGGTCTAAAGTTAATTTGACTT